TCTGGTGTTGGGGTTCGACGACGAAGGCGGGTGGCGCGCGGCTCTCGACCCGGCCGATGAAGGCGGCGACCGGCATGCGCTGGCGATTGCCAAAGGATCGGTCGTGCACTCGGTCGACGATTGGGGCGAAGGCGATGTCGGCAAGGCGACGCGGCTGGCGGTCGATCGGCTGCGTGGACGGACAGTGGTGCTGCAGTATGACAGTATCGGCGTCGGCGCCGGCGTGAAGGCGGAAGCCAATCGGCTGTGCGATGAGGTCGACGCGGATAGGCAAGCCTTGTTGCCCGCCGGCATCACCTTCCGGCCGTGGAATGCCGGCGCCGCGCCGCTTCGGCCGCGCGAGCATGTCGTGCCGGGAGATTCCGAGACGCCGGTCAATGGAGACTTCTACGCCAATTTGAAGGCGCAGGCATGGTGGCAGCTGCGGCTGCGCTTCGAACGTACGCACAAGGCGGTGACCGCTGGCGAGGTTTATGACCACGCCGACCTGATCAGCCTGCCCCGCGGCATGCCGGGGCTGGCTTCGCTGCGGAAGGAATTGAGCCAGGCGACGCGCGCGGTGAACGGCGCACTGAAGCTGGTGGTCGACAAGAAGCCTGAGGGCACGAGGTCGCCCAATAAGGCCGACGCGCTGGTAATGGCGTTCTGGCCGGCGGAAGAGACGGTGGCGTCGGCGGGATTCCTGGATTTGGTGCGGACGACGAATGCAGGCGGACAAAAGGCGGAGACATAAGCCAGCTATTTGAGCAGACTCGCAAACATATTGTTCACTGACCGATTTGGCGGATAGCACCTTCAACATTGGGTCATAATCCAACCAAACTGGAGCGATACCCTTGCGTCGCTTTGTGATTTGCCCTTCAAGGTACCTTGGGGCGAGATTTGAAAAAACCAAGAATACATTGCTGCCGCTTCTGGGCAGCGCGGGCAAAACGGGAGCGGCGGCGGCTATTCGAAGTCGAAAAGCGTCGTGTGAAGCGAGGAGGTTTAGGTCGCGCCAGGCGAATGGGCGTTGGTCGCATCGCTTATGTCCGAGTCGAAGCGCCAGCCAGCCTCGATCTTTTTGGCAGCGCCCAACTTCGTTCCCGCGTAATGAACTTTCTTCGCCAAATTCGTAGAAACAGCCGTCGAAAAAATATCGGTATCCGGCTGGACCTCTCTCGCGTGACTGAGATGTGGTCGCCCACCGCGTTAATGATTCGCGCCGAAGTTGACCGCGCCATGGCGGGCGCCGCCAATGCAAAGCCTTTCCAGTGTACCCGCCCAGTCGATCATCGGATGGACGAAGTTTTTGCGCAGATCGGCCTTTACGAAACGATTGGGCTCGCCTGTGACGTCTCCTCTGATCGCGACGACGTAAAACATTGGCGCCTCGCGACCGGCGTGCTGTCCGAAGGTGTTAAGGGTGGCTCGTTGTTGGAAGAATATAAAGGTCGTCTTGCAGATCAACTTGAGCGAGGCCTTTATGAAGGCATCGTCGAAGCAATGACCAATACCGTCCATCATGCGTATGAAGGACCGCACGGTAACGAATTACGGCATAAGATAGGCCGTCGATGGTGGTTGCTATCTCAGGAAAGGGACGGAATTCTCACTCTCGCGATATGCGACCTCGGAATCGGTATTTCCGAATCCCTGCCCAGGAGCGGTACGTTTTCCGTCGAAGCTGTGCGCGATGTGTTACGAGGCCTGGGGCTTGCTCGAACGGACGCAAGTGCAATACAGGCTGCCATTGAATTGGGGCGCACGCGGACTAACATTCAGGGCCGTGGCCGTGGTTTGCATGATATCGTGGAAGCAGCGAACCTTTCACAGCGCGGACGCGTTATGATCGGCAGTAACCGCGGCGTTTTCACGGCCACCGAAGGAAAGACTTATGCGCGCAACTTCGGCGAATCGATATGCGGAACCCTCATCTGGTGGGTTGTCCAAATCTCTGATAATGAGACGCCCCGTGGAGCCGAACGTGATTGACGTAGCAGCCGATTTCACCCGCTACCCCGGTGGTCGCTATAAGACCGACGGCATCTATTCTGGCGAGCGCTTCAGAGACGATCTCCTGTTACCCGAATTGCGCAAGGGCGGAACCGTCGTAATTAAGCTCGACGGCACAATGGGTTATGGCTCTTCGTTTTTAGAGGAGGTTTTTGGTGGGTTGGCTCGTGGTGGAGAATTCGCGCCCGAGGATTTGCAATCCAGATTGATACTGGAAACTTCTGATCGATCCCTCCACGATGAAATTGTGGAATATCTAACTGCGGTTCGTCATTGAACAGGCTTCCTAGCCTGCAAAGTTGTCCCGTATTACCCCGCTGATTCCCGCGGTCGTAGCCGGCCTGATCATCGTGATCGGCTGGCTGGTTGTGGAGCGGTTTGCTCGACGCCGGGAAGTGCGCTCAGACTTGAGAGACGCCGCCGCACTATTCGAAGCAACCGTCGATGACGTGGTCGAGCTCGCCTCGAAATTTTATCAAACGAACGGTATCGATCCATTGGCCAACTCACTCGCCGTATCGATTAAGGCCAAGGTTCAGTCGCTCGTGCCACTCCTTGATATATTGGCCGGCGGCGGTATCCAAATCGATGCAACCGATGAAATGCGCCTCTTCCGCCAAGCAATTACCGGCGGCGATTTTGAATCTGCCGCACGTATGCCTCGTACCGCTGACGCGCCGATGTTTTTAAAGATGGACGCGGCGGGCCAGAATCTGACGCAGGTTGTACGCCTAGGTGTGTTCCGATCACTAATCGATCGGAAGGCGTCTAAGCCAAAGCAACGCTGGGCCAAGCCGGCCAATTAACCTTAGCCGAAATGCGCCGCGATTATGGCGGGTTCAATGCTGCGCGAAGTCCGCTTCCCCCTCGTAAACAGGAGCGATCGGGCGTCCCCCGTTCGCCAAAGGAGAACCCCATGCCCAAAGGCGGCGTGCAGACCAATGTCACCTATAGCTGGGGCAACAGCAGCAACGAGAATGCGTGGGGGCCGTTTTCGCCGGGTTTTCCGCTTGCGCCGGTCGTGCAGCAGCCGGTGCGCGGGTATGACTTTAAGCCCAATATCAATGCGACGTTGCAGCCCCGCGCTTACGAGCAGACCGGTTTTCCGGCGCTGCGTGCGTTCGCCAATGTCGAACTGGTGCGGCTGGCGATCGAGACGCGCAAGGATCAGGTCGAGCGGCTCGACTGGCAGATCAAGCCGGTCGACGGCGCCGCCAAGATCGCCGATGATCCACGCATCGCCGAACTGACGTGGTTCTGGCGCAAGCCCGATGGGGTCACGCCGTTCGCCACCTTCATGCGGTCGAGCCTGGAGGATCTGCTGACGCTCGACGCGCCGGCGTTCGAGAAGCGGCGCAATCGCGGCGGCAAACTGATCGCGCTGGAGATCGTACCGGGGGATACGATCCACCCGATGGTCGACGATACCGGGCGGCGGCCGCGCGGCCCGACTGACGTCGCCTATCAGCAGGTGATCAAGGGCGTGGTGTGGGCGAACCTGACCAATGCCGACCTGCTCTATGCGCCGCGTAACGTGCGGCCGCATCATCTCTATGGCTTCGGGCCGGTCGAGCAGATCATCGTCACGATCAACACGATCCTGCGGCGGCAGGCGGCGCAGTTGAGCTATTTCACCGAAGGCAATGTGCCCGCCGGACTCCTCAATGCGCCCGAGGGATGGGATGCGGCGAAGATCCAGGAATTGCAGCAATGGTTCGACGATAGGATCGCGGGCAATGCCGCCGAGCAGAACAAGCTGATCTGGGGGCCGCACGGATCGCAATTCACCGCGTTCAAGGCCGCCCCGATCAAGGACGAGTTCGACGAATGGCTGGCGCGGATCGTCGCCTTCGCCTTCTCGCTGCCCCCTACCCCGTTCGTGCGCCAGATGAATCGCTCGACCGCGATGGAGGATCAGGAGCGCTCGCTCGAGGAAGGGCTCGAACCGCTGCAGCTATGGATGAAGCGCTGGATCGACGATGTCATCCAGATCGAGTTCGGTTATGCCGATCTGGAATTCGCGTTCGTCAAAGCGACCAGCATCGATCCGCAAGTGCAGTCGGAGATCGACGATCGCGACCTGCGCAATGGGTCGAAAACGATCGACGAGGTGCGGCATGCGCGGGGGGATGACCCGTTGGAGGATGGGCTCGGGTCGAAACCGATGATCTATACAAGCGCCGGAGGGGTGTTGGTGAAAACCCTGTCGGCCGAAACGATATCCCCAGCCTGACCTTCAGACGTAGCGAATGCCCGCGGGCCAAGCTATGAATCGGCGATGTTTGGTCTGCTGCGACGATATCGAACTTATCTTCGGCGCACGGCGATCAATGATCGATCGCGCCTCTTTCAGTTCGAACTTCAATGGCAGGCTGCCCTCTGGCTAGTTCCCATCTCGTTGGGGGGCATCATCTGCTACTGGTTCGGCTTGACGGAAATCCAGCGGCTGATCGTGCTGACTCCTTTCGCCGCCATCACCATCTTCGGATGGGTGCTGGTGTGGTGGGAGTCCGAACCCAGCGGGCCAGCCTGAAGACCCGGACTCGCATCGCGATTGCCGCTGTCGACGCGGCAGCGTAAATCGGAAAGCGTGTACGACGCCCTCTGGCATTTGCGCGGGTCTATTCCGCTCGATCATGTCGGATCGGGCGAGGCCATGTTTCGGCTGAGTATGATGCTGCGCAAACAGCGCAAGGCTGTCATCACGCGGAACCCGACCGAACTGGTCTTTGACAGCTCGCGGAGAGAGGTCGATTTCTGGAGGAACTGGCGGGCGCTTGCCTGGCACGAGCGGGGCCGGTTCTGGATCGATAACGGGCGATTGCGGTACGACCTGCGCAGCCTGCACGGATTCCTGTTCTGCCTGGGTGCCGCGTGCTTCGCGGGTGTGCTCGTCGCTATCCTCGGCGCACCGCTACAGGGGTTGGCAATCGCAACGGCGCTTATGGGCTGGTTCTACGGGGTCAATCTACTGGTCGCGCTGATCAGGGTACCGGCGCTGATCCGGCGAACGGTCGGCGCCTAGATTTCAATCCGCTCCGGCGGCCCTGCTTCCTGCCTTCCAATTTTCCATCGCTCGCTGCGCAATGGCGCGCGGCCTCCTCACATCCGAAAGGACAGCCAACGCATGACGCGGTTTCGCCAGTTCGGCGCGATCACCAAGGTCGAGGATCAGGACGACGGCACGATCAAGGTGTGGGGCATCGCCTCTTCCGAGACGCGCGACCAGCAGGGCGAGACGATCACCGCCGCTGCGATGAAGGCGGCCTTGCCCGATTACGGGCGCTTCCCGGCGCTGCGCGAGATGCACGAGCCGAGTGCGGCGGGGCGTGTGGTCGAGGCCGAGGTCGACGATCACGGCATCACCCAGATCTGCGCGCATGTCGTCGACCCGCTGGCGATCACCAAGGTGCGGGCGGGCGTCTATGCCGGCTTTTCGATCGGGGGGAAGGTGCTGAAGCGCGACACCGCCGACCGTAGCGTGATCACCGCGCTGAAGCTGGTCGAGATCAGCCTGGTCGACAGCCCCTGCAACCCCGATGCCGTCATCAACATGTGGAAGGCCGATATGGAGTATGTTCCGACGAGCGACGAGGTGGTCGCCAAGGCCCGCCAGCTGGCCGAGGAAGCAGGGTCGCGGCGGTACAAGGACTTCCTGTTCAAGGCGCGGGAAAGGCTAATCGCCGCGGCGCTGGCGAGCGACCTTGGCGACGATGATGACGATCCGGACGAGGATCGCGACCCGCATGCGGATGCGCCCCAAGCCGGTGGCGACGACGATACTCCCGCCGCCGATCCGCACGCCGGCGGTCCGGATGGCCAAGACGAGCAACCACCCGCCAAGCCGAAGCCCAAATCGTCCGACACGCGAGCTGACAGCGATGAAGGCGATGGCGAGGCGACGGACAATGGCAATGACGGCGACGACGCGCCGCCGCCTAAACCCAAGGGGACGCCGGATGGCAAGGATCGGGTAAAGCGTGTCGCGACCAACGGCGATGCCGGCGACGACAGCGATGACCCCGACGCGGATAATCAAGGGGCGACCCAGGCCGATGCCGATCGCATCCAGGCGGCACACGACCATCTCGTCGCGCTGGGGGCGCAATGCTGCAAGGAAGATTGCGGCGATGCCGACCGACCGTCGGCGGATGCTGGCGGACGCCCTCCCCCGCAGGCTGTGCCCCCCGCTCCCGATCCCGAGGAAGACACCGAGAAGCTGCGGCGCGGCGATGCGCTGGGTGACGCCATGATGGCCGACCTGGCCAAACGCTTCGGCGACACGATCACGATGCTGAACGCGACGATCGGCGATCTCACCAAGCGCTTAGAGCGGGTCGAGGCCGAGCCCGCTGCACCGAGGACGGCCGTCGGCCCGCTGCGCGCCGTAAGCAAGGGAGAAGACGCCTCCCCCAATTCCGCCAATAGCGCGTCGGCGATCAGCGCCGACGAGCTGAAGAAGGTGATCGACACCCTGCCGGAGCAGGAGCGCGGCCAGTTCCTGCTGCGCATCGCCTTGTCCAACCCGACCCTGGTTCACGCGGCCCGCGCAGCCGCCTGACCCTGTCGCCTGCGGCATACGCCGGGGCTTCACTCCTTGCGCCTATCCAAAGGACGGATAGCAATGACCAACCTTACTCCCGACGAGATCAAAAAATCGCTCGTCACCAGCCTTTCCAATCCCGACGAGAACATTTCACGCGCGATCATGCTGATGGCGGGCGGACGCCCCGACATGGTCGAGAAGGCGATTTCCACTGGTACCGGCCTGGTCGCCTATGACCTGCAGGCGCCGGCCAAGAACCTGTATCCGGTCAACACGCCGATCATCAAATCGCTGCCCCGCGTCGGTGGCGGTGGCGGCACCGCGACCAATTGGAAGTCTGTCACCGCGCTCACCGGTTCGGGCTTCGACAACACGCCCTGGGTGCCCGAGGGCCAGCGCGCCGGCCAGATGGCGTACACCACCGCCGACCGCGCGGCGCCGTATCGCACGCTTGGCGAGGAAGACCAGGCGACGTTCGAAGCGATCTCCGCCGGCCGCACGTTCGAGGACATCAAGGCATCGATGACGCAGCGCCTGCTGCAGAAGACGATGCTGAAGGAAGAAGCGGGCGTGATCTTCGGCAACGCCTCGCTGGCGCTGGGCACGCCGAGCGCGCCGACGGTGAGCGCGGGCGGTACCGGATCGACCTTGCCGGGATCGGTGACCTATTCGGTGATCGTCGTCGCACTGACGATGGAAGGCATGCGCAACAGCACGCTGTCGAGCGGTGTCGCGACGTCGAAGTCGGTCACCGGCGCCGACGGCAAGAGCTTCACGATCAACGGCGGGTCGTCGATGAAGTCTGCGGCGGCAAGCCAGGCGACGACCGCCGGCCAGGCCTTGTCGTGCAGCGTTCCCGCCATCCAGGGCGCGGCCGGTTATGCCTGGTTCGTCGGTACGGCGGGCAGCGAAAAGCTCGAGGTGATCAGTTCGACCAACAGCGTGGTGTTCGCCAAGCCGCTGGCGGGTACCGGGCAAGCGGCGAGCGCAGTCAGCGCGGATTGCTCAACCAATTCAACCGCGTTCGACGGCTTGCTCACCACCGCGCTCAAGCCCGGATCGGGCGCGTACGTCAATTATCTCGCCACCGGCACGCCGGGCGCCGGCACGACGCTGACCTCTTCGGGCCAGGGATCGGTGGCCGAGATCGACGCAATGATGCAGTCGATGTGGGACAATTACCAATGCTCCGTCGACGTGCTGTACGTGAACAGCCAGGAGCAGCGGAACATCACCAAGAAGGTGTTGGCGTCGGGCACCGCCTCGCTGCTCAATTACTTCCAGGATCCCAAGGCTGGCGAGGTCGCGCTGACCGCCGGCGGCGTGGTCGAATATTATTACAATCCGTACCTCAACAAGAAGATTCCGATCCGGCTGCACCCCAACGTGTCGGCGGGGACGATCCTGGGCTGGGCGGGCGACCTGCCGGTCCAGTACCAGTCGAGCGAGGTGCCCAATGTCGCGGAGATGAAGGTGCGCCGCGATTATTACCAGATCGACTGGCCGATCACGACGCGCGCCGAGATGTCGGGCGTCTATGTCGAGGAGACGCTGGCGGTCTATGCGCCCTTCGCGATGGGCGTGATCGCCAATATCGCCAACGGCTGATCCGTCCTCCCTCCCGGGCGCCCACCCCCTACCCCGGGATTTCCTGGCCCCGCCGCGATGACCGGCGGGGCCTTTTCATTTTCCGAAAGGAGACGCCGTATGGCCGACAATCCTTCCCCGCGCCGTGCGTCCAAGATGGCCGCGGTCGATAGCGTCGCGATGCGCCATGAGGACGGCACCGGCTGCAGCTGGCGTGGGCAGTCGTTTACCGCCGATGCCAGGGGTGTCGTGACCGTGCCGATCGCGGCGGCGGGCGACCTGATGGCGCACGGCTTCAGCTTCGTGGGCGAGTGACGTCATGGCAGCAGGCGACCTCACCACTCTGCCGGCAGTCAAACGCTGGCTCAACATTTCGAGCGACAATGACGACGCCCTACTGACCGATCTGGTCACCCAAATATCGGCGTTCGTCGAGAACACCATTCAGCGTAGCATCCTGACGGCGACGCATGTTGAAACCTATCGCGGCACTGGCGGGTCGCGGTTGCTGTTGCGGAACTGGCCGGTCCAGTCGGTGACGTCGGTCGAATGGGGCGAGACCCGGATCGACAATGCGGTCGACGCGATCGGCAACACGTCTGGCGTCGCGACCGATGGGCGGAGTGTGATCCTGATCGGATCGCGCACGCCATATGATCGGCCGGTACGGGTGACCTATGTCGCCGGATATGATGCGGTGCCAGCCGATCTGATGTTGGCGGTTACCGAGCTGGTCGCTGAAGCCTATTCGTCGCGCACGCATATCGGCGAGACCAGCCATGCGAGTTCCGGCGCGACCACTGTCGCGTTCAGCCGGGAGGCGATGCATCAGGCGGTGCTGGCACGACTCGGCAATTACACGCTGGCAGCGCCATTATGAGCGTAACGTTGGATGCGGAGGCGCTGAGTGCGGGCCTAGATCGTCTGCCCTCGCAAGTGTCGGCGGCGGTCGAAGCGAAGATGACGGCGGCAGTCGCCGAGTTGCAACGGCATGTGATCGACGACAAGCTTCACGGCCAGATGCTGAACGCGCGCACGGGTCGGCTGGCAAGCGCGGTCGAGCGCAGTATCGAGGTCAAGGACGGCAATATCGTCGGCGCAATATTCGTCAACGATAGTGTGCCTTATGCCGCGATCCTCGAACATGGCGGCAGCACAGCGCCGCACGACATCGTGCCGGACAAGGCCAAAGCGCTCGCCTTCGCGATGGGCGGCAAGCACGTCTTCGCGCGCGTGGTGCACCATCCCGGATCCCGCTTCCCGGCGCGTCCCTATCTGACGAGCGCGCTGAACGACGAGACCGACGAAATCGGCGCGGCGCTGAAATCGGCGGCGATAACCGCCGCGCAGGAGGCGATCGGATGACCA